ATGAACCAGATACCACTCCATTAGCATCAGTAACCAAGGCATTACTTCCATCGGGGTGTGATGTTATACCTAATAACTTATTTCCAAAGTCAGAATCAGTTTCTGAATAAAATTGAAATCCACCAGGACCAGTTGTACCTTTAGTAAATGCGCTAATATTAACACCATCTAAAAATGGAAAACACAGCGTATTAGGTCTTAAACCTTCTGCTTTAAAATAAACTTTTCTAGATCTCATATTAGGTAGAGTTGCTGTTTCAATAATTCTATCTTCAACTAATTCTAATACTGTTTCTTCACTTACTACTTTATTTACTATACCTGTGTTAATATTTGTTTGACTGCCGACTTGCAAATCTTCAGTTGAAGTTCCGCACCAGTTCCATGACCAATTGTTCCAATTATACGCGTTAACAGTTGATAGTTTTGTTCCACCTTTTATAATTCTGTCTGGCCTTCTAATAGTATCTCTGTACTCGTCTGATGCAGGTGATAATGTAACAGTTCCGTCATAAATTGTAACTGAAAATGGATTTATTTTGATAGCATCACTTGCAGTTGTCTGATCAATGTAAGTCACTTCATCATGAACTATATAGATATTATCACCTTTCATAATAGTATCAGTTGATGCATCAGAATCATATTTAAGTCTTAAATTATTTTCAGCAAATGAAGGTCTTATACAATGCTCTTGAGGATCAAGAGAAGCTCTATAGCTACCAGCAGGTGCATTTCTATCTGCACCAGTTGCATCTACAAAATTATCAACAATAAATCCGCTCTTCGTTCTATCATTACCAGCAGAATCAAGAACATTAAAAATATTTGTGTTTAACTCTAATAGAGATAATGCAGTAACTTCTTCAACATGATCAACTCTTTTTTCAAGTCTACCTATATCTTTCATAGTAAATCTTTTATGTTCAATTTTTGATATTGACAAATCTGATTCATTTAAAGTAGCAGCATTGAACATTATATCATATAGTGGTAAAGTCCCATCTATTTTATTTGGAAGTCTAGGAGAAAAACCATTTTCTCCTTTTATTAGTGTTATTATACCTTGTTCATCAATTACTAATTTTGCAGATTGTGCTAAATTGTAAGTAACGTCAGATATAATAACTGAACCGGGTTTAGGCTGCTCGATTAGTATAGGACCACCTGAATCAAAAGAGCCTTTTGTCCCAACTACTGGTCTGAAATCAAGATAATCTCTTAAATTTATTGTTAAACCATTTGATAATGTATGATTTGGAATTTTATCATATTCAACAACGCCAGTATATGAGTTTACCGCAAAGAAATCACCAGAACCTGTTGATGTAAAATGTCTAAAAGTTACAGAAACGTTACCGATAGGATCTGCACGCCCTTGTTTTTTAACTAATCTACCTAACCCATAGTGAGTATCTCTTTGTCCATTATCTAATTCAAACCTATCTAAAACACTTACATTACTGTCAGAAGCTAAAACAGCACTTGTAATATCTAATATGTCTGGTTTTTCTAAATTAATAAAACCAAATCCGGTTATCGAACCATCAGATTCTATTGCATTTGAAATTGTGGTAGTTGCTATTTGCTTAGCTCTTACAGAAGCTTGAGTTTTCTGGACATAAACTAATGCTTCCATATTACTAGCATTATTAAATCCTGAGCTTACTCCAAAATCTAAATCACCACCAGTAAAAGTACCATTTAAATTAACACTAGGACTAATATTTGATATAGCACTATCTGCAGGAGCAACTTTCCAATCACCTGCATCTGTATAAACTTCTCCAGCTGCAGTTAATCCCTGAAGTGTTAATACTCCTGATCCATCTACACTTAATCCAGAATGCTTTCTTTGAGCTGTATACGTTATATCAGTTATTGATTTAGGTCTGCCAAGTGGCACTCTAAATAAACTTGTATTTCTCAAAGGTTCTTTTAAAATACCTTTATTATTTTCAAGTTTTAAATCAAAATAATTAGATGTACTTGTACCAATAGATTTAACATCTCTAAAAGATTGACCAGAATTTAATTGAATATCCATCAAGTGAAATTTAAGATTAGCTCCATCTTCGGATACTGCTTTAATTCTAGCCGAACCAATGGTACTACCTCCATGTGAGTCTTCAGTTCTTAAATTCATTTTTTCAAATGTGTTGATATTAGGTAAACCCTTGCCAGTACCACCGCCATTACCGTTACTTGTAGGATCATTAATTATGTGATTACCAAATGTAACACCGGTTGCTTCTTGTGAATCGAATAAAGTGGCAATAGGTTTAGAAACTCTTATTGTGCTAGGATATGATCTTGCAGCTCTGTAACCATTTACAACTACTACACCATCACTAACATTTAGTAACAAATGCGTATTCTGTGAATCAAGGCTAAAATTGATTTTAAATGGTTTTACTTCATAATCACCAGAATTTTCAAAAATTCTTTTAGCAACAACATCATTAGGAATATTGTAAGCATTATAAACGTTTACTGAATTATAAACTCTTCCTTTTTTAATAGTGGCTACATGAATAAAATTATCACTTGCAGTTAATTCAGATCGTTCAGCTATAGTCAATCTTATTCTATATCTATCAGCACCTGGTGCAGTAAGATTTGGAACTGTACCTTGATTATCGTATAGTGCATTATTATCACTTGCTGTGACTATATCTTCAACAGATTTAAATCCAATGTCTGTAGTAGGTGCATCACCATATTTTGATATTATTTTTTGTTGGTTTTCTGTAAAAACAAAGTTATTTCGAGCATAGTATATACCACCTAGCAAGGTTACTTGTGTACCTGTTCCAACTGGTGGTGTTATAACACTAGCTGGTCCAACTTTCAATGTTTCTGCAATTCCAGAAATATTTAATGTTTCACCACCTAACATTCTTACTGTGGTAGTATCTGTTGAAGATTGAGCACCATCTGTTTTTGTATATTTTACGTATAATGTTGCTGGTTCAGTTGGAGTCACTGTGTCATCGGCAGTTACAACTTCAAGAACTTCTGCTTCAATTGTTGATGAAGCACCAGTAATAGTTCTGCCTAAAACAGAAGCTGAAAGATTGCTAAGTTTATTTGCGTTTAAACTTTCATCTAGTCTAATAAATTCGTACTTTGGGTTAATATTGACACCGCCCGGTTTAACCACAGCACCTTCTTTAAATACGTTGTCACCTAATCTTGATATTTGATTTTGTAATATTGTCTGTAATTGTGTGAGTTCTCTTGCTTGTAGACCTACACCAGAATTGAATAAAATTCTATGATATCCATCGCTATCACGAAAATCGTCTTTATAAGTACTTGAAAAAGTGGTTTCAGTTAATGTTGTCGCCATATTATTTTCCTTACAGTGTCATTACTACTTTAATATCTTCAGTTTGATTATCATTTCTAATTACAGGTGCTCTATTCTCTATATATAAAATATCACCAGTTGTTAAATCATAACCTTCAAACGAGAATGAACTATCACCTGCACCAGGACCTGCATCAATTAACGTTGCAGTAACAGAACCATTTGTAATTGTATCTCCAACTAAAAACTCTGTAAAGCCTGAGCTATCATTTTGGTGAAAGTAAACACGATTACTATCAACTTGATCAACAAAAGCTTTTGCAGGTGGAGTTCTACCATTTGTAATTAGATCGTCTACTGAAAAACTTGATGTTGATGATGTTTTTAAAAATCTTAAAGCTTTTTTGGAAGTTGCTGTAACTACACCAAGTGAAGATTCTGGATCTCTTATTAACATCACTTGTCTAAAATCTGAACCAGTTCCACCATGTGAAGTATTATCTGCAACTAAGAATGTTGAGTTTTCATTGCCTGCTGGTTTTGAATTAAACATTATTGATGTTGATTTTAAATCATCTCTCGGATCAGCACCTATTCCATTAGTTGGTCCAAGAATAGCTCTAGCTTTTGCACCACTTCCACTGCCTGTGTCTGTAATAACGACTGATGCGTTATCGTAATTTCTACCAATTCCAGTAACATCAATTTTTTGTATTGAACCACCTGTTACTGTTGCAGTTGCAGTAGCACTGTCACCGTTGTTAACATAAGCAGAGCCATTACCAGTTATTCTAACACTTGTTGTGCTTTGAGTATAGTTTGATCCTCCGTCAGTTACTACAATACTTATAACTCCACCTTTTACTGCAGCGTTTTGAACAAGTTGTTGTTGTGTTTCAAATGCATCACTAGGACTTGTTACTAACTTAACTGGCATAAAATTTGCTGATAAGAAAGAACTTGCATCTGATGAAGATAGAGCATATAAAAATTTCCACGTGTAGCCGTCAGCTGTAGTAAATTGTGCTGTTGAAGTACCAGTTGGTTTTACTGTTGATTTGTTTGGAGTTCCATTCGCATCTTGACTTTGTTGTAAGCATATATAAACATGATTATCTTCTGTTAAAACATAATAACTATTAGTTGGATAATCAGCAAAGGCGTCATCATATGCATCATATATTGCGCCTTGTGACCAACTATTTCTTGGCACAACATAAGAAGCAGCAGCAACCGCTTTTACTGATTGCAGACTTGTTCTTGCATCTCTTATTGATTTTGGTGTATCTGTCGGTGTTGGAACAGTTTCAGTCGAGTTCCATTGATCATTTTTACCTATACCAACATAATATCGATTAGTTAAATTATTAACTTCATCTAATACATTTTGTATTAATTGTTTTTTAAATGGATCTGTAATTATTGCTGACATTTTCTATTCCTATGATATTATAATTGAATTAGCTGAATCATTTCCACTAAGCATAAACCAATTAGTTCCATCCCATATACACTGAGTTGCCGTGTTTTGTGGTAATCGTATAGTGTTTCCATTAGCGAAAGGTGCAGGTGTTATAGTCGCTAAACCGGCTCCTTTATTTGTAAAAAGTTTAAATTCACCTACAGTGGTACCCGGTCCTAATGCTACTGCTAATGGCGTTCCACTATTACATATAATCAATGAAGAAGACGAATCAGCCTGACCTCCATTATGACCATTAGAATCAAATTCATCAGAAGTAAATGCGGCTTTGCTTATAGCCACTGAGCCTTTACCTTTACTTAGCAGCGATAAGTTAACATCTGCATCATCTCCAGTTGTTGCTATTGAAGGATGACCGCCGGTTGCTTTATTGGTAATAGTAATTTCATTTACTGCACTTACTGTTCGAACTAAATTTATTAATTCATTTCCAGAAGAATCATTAATACTTTGTTGAATTATTGGTCTATAGGTAGTAGGTGATGTTAATGTTTTATTAGTTAAAGTATCTGTTGAAGTTCTTGCAACTAACGTATCTGCTCCAGATGGTATGGTAATAGTTCCACCGTTTGATATTGATGATATAACTGGTGTAGTTAAAGTTTTATTTGTTAAAGTTTGTGTAGCTGAATCAAGTACTAAATTTCCACTAACATTTGGTAAAATAATATCTCTATCTGCTGTTGCATCTTTTGCTTTTAATCTTATTTCAAAATCATTTGCAGTTGTTCCTTCAAAAATAACAGCATCACTATCTAATGATATTTGATTTGATAGATTACCACTATCACCGCCTCCGAGAAATGCATAAATTTCTCTAAAGTTAGCATTTATCTTAGTACCTGCCGTTCGTAATGTATCTCCATTACCGTCATTGGCCGCACTTCCTATACCAATATTTTGTCTAGTCATATAATCTTCCTAATAATAGTTCTATTTATACATAAAAATAATCATTATGAATTAAAAGATGAATCGAATTGTTCATTATCCATTGTTTCAAGAGTAAGTGAGAAATCAGGTGCAGCTGCTTCTGCACTATCACCTAATGCACCAATAAAGTCTTTTCCTAGGCCACTATCATCAAATGTAAATGAATTAGGTGTAATAAGTTCTTCAACGTTTCTATAAAATCCTTGAAGTTGTGCAACTGTAAGTGTTTGATATACACTAACTATCTGATCGACCCCTACTCTAATTGACGTTCCAGCAGAATCAAATAGCGCAGTTTCTTGCGTAAAAGGTGCAACTATACTTTGAGTTGCTTCCATTGTAAGTATAGGACCAACACTACTATCAAATATTGATAGAGGTGCTGTTGGAGAGATACGTGCTTCAACGTCTGTAAGGACCTCTCCTGCTATGTAAAACCCTGCTGGATGTACAAACTTTTTATATAATTCAAGCCAAGTATTTTGAGATATTGAACTTTTTATTAATATTGAAAAAATCTGGTATAAAGCATTATTACGAATAAACTTATTTGATTCAGCTCCTATTTTACTTAATGGTCCAGATGAATCATGACCAAGTGTAAAGATATCTTTTTTTGGAAATTCTACTTCAGCATTAACTTGAAAAAAAGCTCTAAAAAATTCTTCTATTGAAAATCTTGTTCCTTTAGTTCTATGCAGTTCATGTATTCTTTGAGCATAAAAATTTGCATCAGTAAAATTATCACCTGTATTACCAGCAGCTAATTCAGATATTAAATTAGGTAAAAAGGTATTTGGTATAGATTGAGTATCTCTTAATTGAAACAAAGCTCTTAAATTATGATCAAAAGAACTTGCACCATCTGAATCTAAAAAATCATAATATTTTTCTAAAAATGTAATGAACTTAGGATAGTCAGTAGTAAAATGTTCAGGTAAAGCGTCACGTACTTTTCTATCTAAAAAGTTATATGGTCTTCTGAAACTGCTGTAATTAATATTACTCATTAGTAACCTGAACTAGAACCACTTGATGTTGTTGAACCACTTGAACTTGTTTGTGTACCACCACTTAAACTAACTTGTGTATTTTGATAGTCAAGAATAGCACTGGCTTTTGAAATTTCTTGATCAAGATTTAGTAGTGATGCTCTTAAAGGTCTAATAGTACTTTGATTTGTAGGTAAAACTGATACTTTTATTGAGGTTCCTTCAAATGCAGTAACATTTAAACCAGTTAAATCTATTCTACCGGCTGCAGCAGTATATGATCCTATATTATCAATTACAACATTACCTGATGTATCTACCACTTCCATAGTTGTGCTACTTAACCTATTTCGTAAAACACAAGATATGTTATTAACAGTAAATTTACTAGATGAAATAATATAATTTTTATCATCAGGCGCTGATATTGGAACAGGAAAATATATATTGTAACTTCTTGTCAATCCTAGTGAAGGTGTAAATCTCTGCTGAACTTTAACTTCCATTTTTGTGTTTAATATAGCCTCATCTAAATCATCAATTATTGTTAATAAGTTTGATCTTCTAAAAACTTGACCAAATTTTTCTAAGTTGTTAGCAAAGAACGTTTGTATAGTTGATTGAACAAGATTTTGTGTTGAACCTGCAGTTCTACTTGTAAGATCCGGATCAAAATTAAAAGTAGTTGATAATTCTAAAAATGTATTTACTGGATCAACATATATCGTATCAATAGTTGCAATAGCAAAATTATCTGTTAGTTCGGATATAATTCTTGCTTTTATATTTTGTTGTGTGGCATTATCAACGTCATCTTTAAATTTTAATGATACATAAACTCTACCATAAACAGGTGGATCATTATCTGCACCACCCCAAGTTGTTACGTCATCTACAAAAGAATTAAAGTTTGTTAATATTTGACCTCGGTAATCTTCTGCAGTAACCATTCTTCTTTGTGATGTAAAATAAATTGGTGCGTTTTGCCTTATAGATTCTATACCTTCTCTAAAAGATCCACCAGCAGATGCAGTATTAGTTAATACTGCTAAATTTTCTCCTTGTACTTGTACATTTGTAGTAAAAATAGATGCACCATTACCGGCTGTACCTTTTGTAGATAAGTAATCTATTTTAATCATATTACCTGCAGTCGGAGCTTTTCCAGTGCTTAAACCATCACCAAAAATTATTTCGTAATATCCGTTTGGTACTTCTTTAATTTGATAATGAGTTGATGTAGGTGTTATTCTTCTTGCAGTATTAATGTTGGTATATGTATCAAACGTTGAACTTACTGCAGTATCAAAAACTCTTACTCTTATTGTAGTAGTGTCTATTGTTATATCTGGTATTACATATATCTGATTATCGCCAGTATCTCCGACAAAAAAAGTTTTTACTTTTTCAATTCCTTCATAAACTGGTATTTCAGTTAAACCATCGGCTGTTACAAAATTATATACACCGGCAGAATTAGGTGTAGCAGTATATTTTTCACGTGTTCTGAATGTGTATGATACATTGTCAATTGACGTAGTGAAGGTTACTCCTCTTGGTAAATCAACTAAATTAGGTCTATCAGATGCAGATATAGAGATAGATAAATTTAATTTTGCTTGTGACGATGTGTAAGATCTTGGAACATATCCTAACGCTTCAGCATGTGATATAATAGAGCTTCTTAGTTGCGCAGTATTTAAAAAGCTTTCATTAATTGCAAAGTTTGCAATTAGCCCATTGAAATGTGTGTTATATGCTAACACATCTAATAAATTACTTAATCCAGCAGCTTCAAAATCATAATCATTAAATTCATTTTGCTTCTTAAGATAATCTTTTAGTCTTGTTTTTATTGTATCAAAATCTAAATCTGTGGATTGAATTGTTGTTGCCATTTTATCTCAACCTTGTTAAGTTAATTTCAACTACATCTTGTTCAAGTGTAGCTATTACTTGGAATGTTACTGTTACTCTTACCTCATTATTATCTGGACTAATCACGCTATTTATGTTAAGGACTCTTGCTCTTGGTTCAAATGCTTCTATTGATTTTACAATTTCATTTTCAAGATCCATGTCATCAACTTCAGTACTTAAACGAAATAATAAAGCTGATAAGTTACCGCCAAACCTATGCATAAATGGTCTTTCAGTATAGTTAGTTAACAGTAAACTTCTTACTGCTTGTTTAACAGCTGCCAAATTAGTTTTTTTAAAAACATCAGCTCTTAAATTTGTTCCATCATTATCAAGACCAATAAATTTTGGAGAAAAACTCAAGTCAATATCACTATTTTGACGAGTTCGTGCAACATTAATTGATGCTATATTGGTGTTACCATCTTCTGTAGAAAAAGCACGTGTCGGCATATTAAGTCCTTAAATTCTTTTTTCTATTTATAACGAAATTA